TAAATATTCTGTTGAATATCTGCCAGCCTCGGAAGGTACCGCGCCTCAACCGGTTGGGCATTCATCTTCACCGTATTGCCAGCCTCATATGCCAAGGCCTGCTCGGTGTCCTCCTCTAAATCCACTTGGTCCTGCTTTGTCAACTTACCAAATGCATTGGGCTCAAACCGTGCGACCAACTTCTTCATGTCCATCATCTTGTCTGCCATGGGGCTAGTTTATATTCTCGCGCTCAATTCGGTCCACTTCTTCCTTGGGGATTCTGACGGTGCGGCCAAAGCGGAAGATTCTAATCTCCTGGTTCATGTAGAGGCGTCGGACACATTGCTCTGATACTTTCCAACGATCAGCTACCTGTTTGACTGTATAGCAGTTTGACCTATCCATTTGCATCTCCTGTGCTGTTTTCACCATATTAGATAAATATCTGAAACTAATCCAAGAGGGCGCACGAAAAATGTGCGCGGTCCGTGCCCGCAAATAAACTCCGCTAAATCACAAATACCTAACACGTTTATTCGGGACGTTTATTCCCCAGACAGAACAAGAGGTTACAGAGAAACTCCCCGAAACGCGGAATTATACCAGCACATTTATCTCCAAGTTACGAATTCTGCGAAGTACATGTTAGACCCCGCTAATTAGCTACGGCAAGTGCCGGTAGAGAGCCCATAGCTCAGTGCCATCTTTAGTCTCGCCAGCACGCTCAAAGCTGATTGCGTCATGGTCTTCAATCAGTTCCGCAAACTCCCATCTCCTAAATAAGCCTGGGATACGCTTCCAATCGCTTAGGTCATCAGGGTTCATGAACGGGTCTTCTTGCTTCTTCAGTAAATCTTTAATGGGCATAGCCACCTCCTACTACCTAAACGCGGGTTTGGAGTGCTAAGTGGGACACATAACGCATTGCGTCATGTGAAAAGATGAATAGTGGGTGTGAGTGTTAACATAAACAACAACACAAACATAAACCGGGGATACCCCCCCTGACGCATTGCAGCATAAATCATCCATCCGTTCCCCTTCTAACGTCCTGAAATCATTGAGCTTTTGCTTGTGTCTCCCATTGTTGACGCCTGGCTGTCGATACAGGCGCGCGCATACTTTTGGAGACGCTTTGATTGACCGGGAAGAGGCATAAAGCTTGAGGGAATTCCCTGAGCGCAGGAAGGGAGAGGCCGGAAAAGAGGGAAGCAGACAGAGGAAACCTTACGGGAAGATATATTTCTTCCTCTATCTCTTCCCAAATTGGCCTAAATCCAGCTTGAAGCCATTTCCCACCAAAGTCAATCCCAATACTCAATCCACCATGGAAACGCCGTGAGATCGGCTCCAGTGAGCCGTGAGCTTATCCACCATAGAAAGGTTTCTCTCTAAATGTTTTCAACGGAAAACGACCCCGGTACAGTCCCGTACAAAAGGTTCCCCCCTTTAGGGGGGGGAACCAACTTGTACGGAACGGATTCTGATACCGCTCTGGTACAAATGTCCGTACAAGTCCGTACAAGTGGTCTGCTAACCCATTGATATCGTTAGACTCTGATTTGTACGGCGATTTGTACGAGTTGTACCTTGTCTGATAATCCGTACAAAATGGCACTTGTACCAGGGGGGGTCTGGTACAACTCTGATTTGTACCAAGTTGTCTGACAATGCTGCACCGCATCAAAGACTGATCTTCATCATTTTAAGGATGCTTGACCACGCTTCGTCGACGACGGTGTATCCGTACTGGTCGGCCTGGATTAAATTGTTGGAAAGCAATGCATGAATCAATCGGTTACCTGAGCCGGGTTTCATCTCTTGATCGATGCTCTTTGGCTTGAGTCCCTTTACATCAGTGAGCCAAGTTCGGAGCTGGGATATGCTGAGCCACGGAAGCCCGTCACGATCCATCGTGCAGCCGCCATGCACCCAAGCCCTGGCAAACCTATCCTTGCGCCCAGCAATGACGCTGTCGACTTCAATGGGTTCGCTTGCTGCTTGGGGCACTGCCGAGCTAACCGGCTCGCCGTCTTCATCAAACCAGCCGGGAATGTCCACGCTAATCAGCTCGCACTGATGCGACATAGCGAGTTCGGCATCTTTAGATTTGCGCTGAATGATCTCAATCGGCTTATCGCCCTTAGCTGGAACAACCGAGATCTCGATATCAAGTGCGCCACGCCATGCGCTCGAACCTCGCGCCCTATGCTGAGCATCACCAGCAACACCGGTATGATGGACGAGCAAGACTGAGCAGTTAAAGGTTTGCATCAAGTTTGCGCAAGCATCGAGCATACCCTTAGCATCTTGTGCGCTGTTCTCATCACCGAGCAGAAAGCGGTGCAGCGTATCCACAACGATTAGTTTGGGAGGCGTGGGAAGAGCCCGCAGAGATTCGGCAACCTTCTGGTATCCAATATCAGTGTTAAGATCACACCCCGCTTTTGACAGCCACATCTGAAGCGAGCCCACTTTGTGATAGTGTTTCCACGCCGCAACCCGACCCCTCAGTCCATGATGACCCTCGCCAGCAAGGTAGACGACTGGGGCAGGCCGTACTTTATGGCCTCGCCAATCCTGCACACCACCAGCAATCCGAAGCGCCCAGTCGAGGACGACAAAAGTCTTACCGCCGCCGCTTGGTCCATGAACCATCATGAGTGCATTGTCTTGGAGCCACCTTTTAACAAGCCAGGAGATTGGCGCGGGTTGTTGGCTCCACTCATCAGCGGGAACAAGCCAATCGCTAACTTCTGGTGTGAGTACGGACATAAGATCTTGGCCGCTGTTGTGGTAATCGTTGGCATCACCGGACTCAGGAGGACTCACAACCAAAGCTGCATGTTTTGCCGCGGCTTCATGTGCTTTAGCTAGGCCAACGCCCGAGTGATCATTATCGGCAACGATAACAATCCGCTGGGCCTGCCCATACTGCTCGCGAATAGTGCCAGCAACTAAAGGAAGATTACTTGCCGAGAATGCAGTGATAACCATTTCGCCGGTTACCTCACGAATAGTTGCGGCGGTAGCGAAACCCTCAGCAATGTAAATGGTGTCGCTGGGCATACCCAGCGCAAAGTAGCAGCCAGTGACACGACCGCCCCGATGGTAAATCTTGCCCCCACTCCCGTCGATGTACTGAAGCGAGCTGAGCTTGTACGACTCATCGTAAAGCGGAACCATCAGCCGCCCGTCTTGAGCAATGCGAACACCATGAGCCCGAACCTGCTTACGGTCTAAATAGGGATGGTCATCGCTTGCAGTCTGGGCGTTGTCCCAGATGCGAGCCACTTCTTGACGTGTGTTTTCATGCTGTCGCTCAAGCTCCTGACGTCGCAGGGCTTTAGCTTTCTCGATGACTGCTTGACTGCGTGCAATCTCTTGCGGTGTCAGCTCACGCCCCAAGTTTGCGCGCCAGTCTTGTTTGATGTCCTTTCGCCAACAGCCGAAAGCCCCGCCCGGTATGTCGTCACCATGCGCAACATACCAACCAGTTTTACCGCCCTTTTCGTCAGAGTCAAAGCGGTGCATTAAACCGTCGAGGACAATCTCGAATGGTGGACACAAGCCCGCTTTCTCGATTGCGTCGCGCAGTTGCGCCTCTGGTGGATCAACCTGCGTAGGTGATGCGTCGAATGGTTTACCGAATATTTCAATCAAATCGCTCATAGGTCCCCCCGACAAACTTAAGAGTTCGCCGCCCTTTCTAGCTTTTCGTGCTCTTTTGTTAGTGACTCCAATCCGATCATAAGCGCAACGCGGATAACGTCTGAGCGTGATGCGCTAAAGATGCTTGGCCGTAAAACCGGAAGGATATCAATGAGTTGATCGATGCTCTCGATCATATCCGCCGTGCACTTAAATCCTACAATTTGTGACTTCATGTTTAACCTCTCAAGAAAAGTACTTTTATTATCATAAATCTTTTAACACCCTTTGAAAGAAAGTTGCAACGGCTTTTCACATGTGATTAGTTCACTTTGTCGCAGCAACGCGGCACGAAACAAAGGAAACAAGAAATGACTCACCAAACTTTTCAATCTGCAATCACTGCCATCAAAGAAGACCTCGCCGACGGTTCGACTCAAGAGCTGGCGCAATATATCGCAGAGCTTATGTCAGATAATGCGATTGAGCATCAATCCGACGACGGTCTTCGCGAAGCGTTCAACACTTACATTGAGAGCCTGACCGACGATATCGACTTAACCAACATCGATGAGGATGAGCTTTTCAATCAATCTCAAGATCTTATCGAGGCTGGAAAATGGTGGACCTCAGACGACAATCAATCATCAGTCGGCAAATGGGATATCACTACACCCGACGCCGAAATCATAGCTGAACTCGAAGCTCAAGGTTACGAACTGCCATCAGGTAACGGGCGGATTGAAATCGGATAAACGCACGTATTGAACTGGTGCGCCTAAGCGCAAGCAACACTAAACAAAGGAAACAAGTAAATGAAGACATTCATCAGGGTGGAGTATCACCTTCACACAATCACTTTTACTTCACTCAGCAACATCGGCACCGATACCTGCAACTTCTATCACGTGGAGATTGAGGGCCCAGACGGCGAGCAGATCTATGAAGAGGTTGAGCTTGAGAACTGGACCGGCTTAGACAAAACCCTTACGAAGCTCCAGAAGTTTATTGACATTCCGGCAGACGAGCGAGGTGCGTTGCAATGATGATTACCGTACCGGAAAGCATTCGAGCCGCCATGCGTTCAGACTCACAACGCGACGCGATAGAAGCGGCATTTGCACTGAAGCAATCCTATTATCAGGCGCGCGGGTTTTCTCGCGCAGCGGCGACAGAACGGGCTTGGTCTTCATTGATCCAGGATCTCCCAAACAAATTTAGCTGGAGTTGAGAATGTTTCATTTAGGTTTTCAAAACAAGCGTCGCAGAGGCGGGGCTATATCGCTTCAGTTTGCGGTAATGTTGCCACGGGTCAAACCGTACTCTCTATTCATCAATTGGTGCCGACGAGGTAAAACTTCGATTACAGAGCGTCGCTTATCTTTTCGTTGGCCGCGTCTTAGGGTGATACAGGTGGGGCCGTTTCTTGATCGGGCATCGATTCTCACGATGGCTCGCGGCGCTATGAATGCAATCTTAAACCGCTAAAACAAAGGGGCAGATAATGAGTAAGCAAGACAAAGAAATTATGGAAACTGAGGGCGATGTCACGTGGGAGCGTGAGGAGCTTTACCACGGCTTTGGTGATTGGAATCGCAAAGTGAATGCCGTCCTCTTTCACCTTTTCACTTGGAAGATCATAGCGTTTGCGCTGCTTGCAATGACGGTGATTCATTTCACGGCGACGGCAGCATTGGCGCTTGAGCGTGATAGCGTTTACAAGACCACGGGCAGCACCGTTCGTTTTGAATACAACAAGCATTTGTTTAGCCTGCCAGGCTATGACGTCATTCTGAAGCGTCGCGAGTTTCACGACAGACGGGAGACGCTGGCAGAGGCGGTGAGAAAGGAGCGAGAGCGAGAGCTTGAGTTGCTGGAGTTTCAAAAGAAGCGGCTCCAGTATCAAAAGGAAAACGTTGGGCTGGCTGAGCTACCCGACGCACCAGGAGAAGATATTCTTGGTGAACTTGGAATGAGAGGCCCTGCGGGCCATTAAAGGAGAAACAAAGTGGTTAAGATTAGTAGGACATCAGACACAACATACCAGCACCTCAAGGTGTTGACGTATGGGGGCGCAGGGGTTGGCAAAACCACGCTTTGTGCAACGGCCAAAGACTGCATCATCATTAGCGCCGAGAGCGGGCTATTGAGTCTGCGCAATCATGACCTTCCGGTCATCGAGGTTACGAGCTTGGCAGAGGTTCAGGAGGCTTACAAGTTCTTGACGGAGAGCGACGAGGCCAAGGGCTTTCGTTGGGTATGCATCGATTCATTGAGTGAGATCGCAGAAGTCGTTCTTGCTCAGGAAAAGAAAAGCAGCAAAGATCCAAGGCGCGCTTATGGCGAGCTTCAAGATCGCATGGCTCAACTCATCCGAGCGTTCCGAGACTTACCTCGTCACGTTTACATGAGTGCAAAGGCTGAGCGTTTGCAGGATGAGAACGGGGCGATGCTCTGGAACCCATCAATGCCAGGGCAGAAGCTTGGGCAATCGTTGCCATACTACTTCGACGAAGTGTTTGCACTTCGAACAAAGCAAGTAGAAGACGAAGTGCGCCGAGCGTTGCAGACTGGTAGCGATGGCGTGTGGACAGCGAAAGACAGAAGCGGGTCGTTGGCCCAATTTGAAGAACCAAACTTGGAAGCAATTCTTAACAAGATTATTAACTGAAGGAAGAAACATCATGGCAACTTTAAACTTCAACGCAAGCAGCTATCAATTTGATGACAACGAGCGGGGCGGCTTTGAGCCCATCCCTGAAGGTTACTACCACGTCATCGCCATTGATTCAGAAATCCGTGAGACCAAAGCGGGTAATGGTCGGTACATTCAATTCAAGTTTGAGATCACCGACGCGGGACCGTTCCAAGGTCGCTACGTTTGGGATCGTTTCAATATGCAAAACCCAAACCCGAAAGCCGTTGAAATCGCTCAGGAAAACCTGGCGCGTTTCTGTCAGGCTGCCGGGCTAAACTCTATCAGTGACTCGTTCGAACTTCATCACCGACCGGTCAAGGTCAAGATCGCTCAGCGTGAATGGAACGGACAAGTGCAGAATGAGATCAAAGGATATCGGCGCGCCGAGCTTGGTAACGCAACTGGGACGCAACCGAAGCAAGACAACAACCTCCCGTTCTGATTGAGCGGATCGAGCGTCAGCCCTTTGGGTTGGGCTGGCGCTTTCTTTCTAACTTTAACTCAGGTGAATGACATGGCGAATTGGATCAAAGCGAGACAGGTGTTTAGGACATCGGACTCAACAAGCATGAAAGATGCGACCCCCATTGTAAAGCCGGTGTGGACCAGCATGGTAGGTAAGCGTGGGCTAACAGGAGAGTGTCGCAACTATTTAATCAATCTGGATTCTGCAATTCATATTGCGGACTGGGGAAAGCATCGTCTCGTTATCGACGGGAAAGACTGCGGAACCGTTCCAGTGGTGCGAATACATTTCGCAGCAACAGATGAGCAAGCGATTGAAGAAAAGTGTATCATTGCAGATTTCAATATGATCGTAGGAAAAGTTTCAGCCGAAAGGGTCGAGTAATGAATGATAATCACGCCAAATACAATGACGGCGAGCTATCGCCGAAAGAAGAAAAGCGCCACTGGAAGCGCTTAGAGCTTGAGGAAGAGGCGCGCGAAGAGCGCCGAGCTGAGCGCCAGGCAGAACTCCGAGAGCGTTATTGGGAGAATGAGTAGAATGAGAACCACTCTTCAGATACTCGATGAGCGTTTGGAGCGTGAGCAAGATGCCACCCATCGGCCGCACTTAGGTGCGTCCGGTGTTGGTGGTGAGTGCGAGCGCAAGACGTGGTATTCGTTTCGACACGCAAAGGCTCCGAACTTCAACGCCGAAACTCTGCGTAAGTTTGCCGATGGTCATTACAGCGAAGAGGTGGTTGCCGAGCAATTGGGGAAAGTTGTCGTTCTATCTGGTCGTCAGGCTCGTTTTCAGGACGGGCACTTTGGTGGATCTGTCGACGGCATCATTGAGGCTGGACTAGTGGAGGCACCGGACGAGCCGCATATCTGGGAGCACAAGTGTGTCTCGGACAAGCGTTATGATGAGCTTCACCGATTGCGTGAGCGTCATTCCCTTCTTAATGATGAGGGGTCCGTCCTTCTGAAATGGATGCGCACGTATTACGAGCAAGCTCAAATATATATGTACAAGCTTAAGCTCGATTGGCACTACATGACCATTGCGAGTGCAGGGTCTCGGCGTCTGCTCAGTTTACGCACGCCGTTGGATGAATACTACGCCAGGGAGATCGAGGAGAAAGCGCAACGCATTATCACCACGCGAGAGGCACCGCGCCGGATTGGTGACTTTGATTATTGGCTTTGTCGTTTCTGCGATTATGCTGGCATGTGTCACAACAACGAGCAGCCAGACAAAAGTTGTAGAACGTGTCGATACTCGGAGGCCGTTCCAGATGGTCGTTGGAGTTGCAGCTTTTACGCTAAAGAGATCGACGGACGTGGTGACGAAAATAATTGTAAAGAGTACAGACGTTTCTTGGATGGGGGTCCAATCGTCGAATAGAATCGGAGAACGCTAAGCCATTCCCCCGAGGGTCACCGAACACGTTTCGAGAGGTGGTCCATACATGGATGGCTTGCGGCTCGAGGGGGCGCGCACCCCCTCGGGCATTGGGGGCACAATGAGTGATGAGTTTAAAGACAGAATTATGGCAAGCCTGGACTCGTTCTATTCGAAGAATGATCCGAGCTATCGCAAAGCTAAAACCAAGGCGAAGAAGAAGCGCACCAAGAGCGACATCCCAACGGAGCATTGGGAGCAAGTTCAGGTGGTTAACTGGTTGCGCAAGAACGGTTGGGTTTACTTTGCCGTTCCTAATGGGGGCAGTCGTAGCAGCGCCATCGAGGGTAGCAGAATGCGAAGCGAGGGCGTTTGTGCTGGGGTGCCTGACCTTATCTGTATTGCTCCGGTGCAGTGCGTCATTGAGATGAAGAGAAGCAAGCGGGGCAGAGTTTCCGAAGTGCAAAAGGAATGGCTTGAGAAGTTCGAGGCCACGGGCAAATGGGCGTGCAAAGTGGCACATGGTCACGAGGAAGCCATAGAGTTTCTAAAGGGATTGGTTGAATGATCGCGGCTATCGGAGGGGTCCTAGCCTTGATCGTTCTATTTGTAATTATGGAGGTCTGGTCGGTGAACAAGAGCACCAAAGATCTCAACGAGAGGATAAGAAAGTTTCGGAGGGGAGACCATGGGGGAGAAGAGTAAACCAAAAGGCTGGTATCTTAAAGAGAAGAGAAAAGAGCTGGCTATGCAGATAAGAATGGTGAGGCGATGGATTGAAAGCTGCACCGACATAGACAGGATAGAGGACTTAAAAGAGTACCTCTGGCGGCTTGAGTACAAAGAGATTTTCTTAGCAAGAAAGAAATAAACCAGAAGAAGAACTTTATTGTCAGGCTTTGCGCTTTCGGAGCTTCGCCAGTGTTTGGGCAAAACGCGCACGCTGGCCCAGCTTGCCGCCCTTCTTCGCAGCCGCCGCTAACTTCTTAGCAGAGATCTTCTTTCCCGCCTTCACACCAAGCTGCTTACGCAAAGCACCCGGTTTCTTGATTGCATCCTTAATAAAGTTCTTTTTCTTTGCAGCCATCACTTACCCTTCTTCGGGCCTTTCTTGGTGCCTTTCTTAACGGTCATCTTCTTCTTGGGTGGCCGTCCAACTTTGCTTCCGTATGTTCCTTTTCCTTGTGGCATCACTTCTTCCCCTTCTTAAATGTTGATACATTGCGAGGCTTGCCACCACTAGGGAGACCAGCCTTGCGTTTACGCTTAACTGCGGATGTCTTCTGCGCCTTACTCATCTTCTTAGCTTTGGCTTTCGGTACGCATTTAGGGTAGCCCTTGCCACCGGACTTCTTGCGGCCACACGGCGGGTGTGAGCCGTCCTTATTGGTGCGGCTAATATCTACCCAATCCTCATCAAACCACTTTGCTAAACCTGTCTTAGCCATCACTTGCCAGCCTTGCGTTTACGCTTAGTGCTGGTCTTCTGAGTGCGCCAAGAGCCGCCCATCTTCTTATATTCCTTGACCGCATAAGCGTTGGCGTAAGCCGATGGATAAACATCAAACTTAGAACGAGCCTTGGCTTTTGCCCTGGACCACTTTGCTTTGTCGGTTGGAACATTCTTCGTCGCCATCACTTGCCTACTTTCTTCATGGCATCTTTATGAGCCTGCGTGAAAGTTTTGCCTGCACGCATTGACCTGCGCATCTCAGACATGTGCTTCTTCGTGTGATGCACCGAGTGAGATTTCAATGTCTTCTCTTGTCTTGCTGTTAGCTTCTTTGTCGGTTTCTTTTTTGCGGCCATTAGATTTTAATCCCCACGTCCAAAAGAGCTTCAAGGCGCTTGGTCTCAAGCTTATACTTTACTTCATTACGCATTGCGTTAAGGTCGAGGTGAGGACCAGGGCATTGCTTCTTGGGGTCACTGCTTGAACCTGGAAGCTCGGTGTGGCCGTGAATCGTTAGGCCATAACCGGCAAGCGCCGTAAGCAAATCAATCAATGCGCATTCTTGCTCATTGGTTGGAGCGTGCTTTGTGAAGTCACCGATGCAAGCAACCGACACGCTAGAGCTATTCCACTTCTTTGCATGGGGTCCGGTATCAGTCATTGGCAGGCATTGGTCGATGGTGCCATCTTTGCGAATGATGAAGGTGTAAGGCATTTGACCGCCAGTGTACGAGCCCGCCGCATATTTGCTGGTGTCCTTAAAGGAGCGGCTAATCTCTGGGCCAGTCTCGCCGAGTGAGTCGCCAACCTTATGCACTACCACTTTAGCAATCTTTGAGATTTCTCTCATGCGTGGCTTGCCGTCGTCGCACTCAGTAATCTTGTTGAGGACGTAGGTCATTTGCGGCTCTTCTTCCCGACGCACTTCCAGCGTTTGCGCGAAAGGTTTAGAGGAGAGTTTGGATCTTTGGCCGCTTTGGGGAACTTCTTCTTTTGTGCGGCTGAGCGTGCGCAATAGGCATCGCCCTTACTTGTCCCTGGTTTAACACGAGGACCGCCGCCCTTAGCTTTACCCGCCTGACCATAAGAGACTTTCTTCTTACGCCCGGTCTTGGGGTTCTTAACGACTTTTACTTTCGCTTTACCTTTTGCTGGCTTTACCATCGCACCCTCAGTCCGGCCATCGCGGCCCAGTCTTTCGCCCCGACGTGCCCCGTCGCAATCGCCTCCACATGCTCATTGATGCGAGCGGCAGCATCAAGAGTGCCGACGACGCCGCTGAGGCTGTTAGCACTAAGACCAAGATCGATCCGTCCACCGCTGTCTGGAACCGCTGCCAGCGCACGCGTTACTCTGCTTGTGAGCTGGCTTGCTGCTTTCCCGCTTCAGCAACCGCTTCTGCGCCCATGAGAGACGACTTAATCTTAGCACGACTATTGGCATAAGAAGCCCCGCAAACGGCACTTAGAACGCCACCAGCGAGCGTGAGCCACTGGTTATCGCCTTGCGACTGCTCAAGGGTTGCGATAATAATACCGGCAATCATGCCGACTAGGTTGAGCCAGAACTCTGATGATTTAAATCCGTTAGTCTTGTTGGCTACGCTTGGCATGTTCAATCCCCCTTTGAAATGCTAGGAACTCGCGGAACTCTTCGCGAAACTCGCAAACGTCTCGGTGCGTCCTAGCCATTTTGTCCCGCAGGTCGCCAATGTCTGACTCCATGCGATTGATTTTCTCTTCTACGATAGTGATGCGATTGCCCGTGTTCTTGACGTTATCGTAGACGGTTCCCCCGTTGGCCTTGGCTTTGCGCGTCTCGTAGACCCGCATTGCCCAAAGAAGGCTCATAGTCAGAACACCGGTGATACCGCCGGAAGCAAGCGTCTCCTCCACCACTACTCTCCATCATCCGGTGGCGGAATATTACCCGCCCATTCGGCAGCTTGTGGCTGCGTGTAGATAGTCCAGCCAGTTGCTCGGAATGCGTCTAAGTCACCACCAGCCATTAAGGTCGGAGAGTTGCATTTCCAAATCGTATGGACGCCATCGCTCGCACCTAACGCACAATTGGCTCGATTGAACTCTGCCGAGGTTCGGTAGGTTGGATGCACCATTACCGGTTCACCTTCAGGGTCCGGGTAGGTAGGGTAGTCGTATCGAGTGACCGCCGAGGGCAGGTCATCGTCAAGTTTGTTCACCGGTACTAATACGTAAATCCATGAACCACTACTCATTGTCTAATCCTTTTATAAGACGAAGGTCGGAATAATAATTTCGCTTCACTTCGTCATCGCTCCAAGTTCTTTGCGCTGCTTTGAAAAGCGCGACCGGGGTTGTGCCTGTTATAGTTGCGTGCGTAGCACCGGAGCCGCCTATATTAACATCACTAAAGGTTGTAGGTAAGACTAGGGTTCTAGCGGCGGTCGTTTGCAATGCGCCGTTGGTGTACATCTTCGCCGTATTAGTACCGAAGTCGAGAGTGAATGATAGACACGCCCACTCGTTGGGGTCATACGTGACTGCGGCGTCGGCGCTTCCTGAGCCCGCCGAAACAGGCATTTCAAGCCCCCAAAGATTAGCGGAATTTTGAGTATACATACTATATCTTTGAGTTGTGGATGTATTCGTTGTTGCCACAATGTATGCGTTGCCGGTGGTCTTTCGACCACGCACCCAAATGCTACAGGTAAACCCTTGACTGGTCGGAAACACGTCTGCGCTTGCTGGGATAATAGCGATCACGTCATTATCGTTTTCGGTCTTGTTAAGAACCGAGACGCCGCGACGTTTTAGCGTGAAGTCACCAACGATAGTCGAGCCGCTGGCGTTTTCTGGGAAGGACGCCAGAATAGGATCGCCGATAACTGTTAAATCGTTTGAGCCTTTTCGATCTTTAATTGTGGTCAAATCATCCATAAACCATAGGTTTGTAAGCGTAGCACTCGACGCGTAATTGCCTGTATCGTTTCGCGGATCGTAGTCTGGACCTTGATTATATAGCTCCAGAATTTCAGCGGTCGACAGATCGTCAGACCAAAAGCCCATGCTAGAGCAGGTGCCATGACACGGTAATCCTGCGGAGTGTCGTCCGAAAATTCGATATTCAGTACCGAGCCAATCGAGCGTAAAAGCTGGTGTATGTTTAACGCCGTTCTTAAAGATACCGGCTGAGGTTATCGCGATATGAGACCACTCACCTACAGCGCAAGATACTCCCGTATAGACGACCCCCGCCGTAGAGCTATAATACACGATCTGAGAGAGATCATAATAAAACTGATAGAGACCCGGTGTGTTCACTTCAAACCAAACATCTGCATTTACACTACTGCCCCTGAACCACCAAAACGCGATCGTAAAATCGGAATCAAAAGCGGGAATCGTTGCCGATAGCTTTTCGGCTGCGTTGTCGTCCCAGTAGATCCTTGACGCACTTTGCTGCAGTCCCAATTGCGGACACGGTACGGGTTGAGCGAATTCCATAGAGGACGAGCCTTTATCTTCCGCTGGTTCGCCATCTGCGCCCATGTCTTGGAAGTATCGACCGCCGGTGGCACCTGTATCGTTGTAATCGCTTAGTGGGTAGTACCGCCGCAGATTGCTAGCACTAACGCCGGTGGGTAAGACTTGCTCGGGGTTGTGGTAAAGCTCGCGAACTTGGGCCGCTGTCAATTGAGAGTTAAAGACCTTTACCCCTGCGATCGCACCATCGAAAAACGTAGCACCGCCCCTCGCACCAATATCTAAGACATTTTGTCCTGCCCACCCCTGAGCACTCTTAGAAGTTGTATTCTCTACGCCATCAATGTACGCCTTGATCGTGTTGTTTGCGGCGTCGCTTTGATCAACCGTCATCGCTAAATGATACCATCGACCCGCCGTCAAAGTGGTTTGGTGAATGATGGCATAGTCGCCGGTGGTATCGTTTCCATAAAAGTACACGGCACCAGTTGAAAGAACAAAGATCAGAAACGCATTGTCGCCAAGATTACCGCTTGTGACAATGTTCTGATTTGACCCAATCGCATCAGCGTTTACCCAAACAGAAACAGAGAAGAAGTCGCTTGAGTTGCTATAGATTGTTGCTTGTAAGTGATCAGCCGATCCGTCTAGCAGCACCGCCCGTCCCGTATACACTTGCGCCATTGCCGCGTTTTGTGTCAAACTGAGACCGCGTGGGAGTTGGGCTCTATCGACACCGAACGTCGGTGAGTTGTTGGCTGTTAGATTATTACCGGTTGCGCCGCTGTCATTTGCGTTGGTTTCAAATAAGTATCGATGGATAAGGTCCGCGCTTGTGAGACCTGTCGGGACCGTTTGACCTGGATTGTTTAGAAGCTCTCTAATCTGATCTTGCGTAAGCGTCTCGTCATAAACGCGAAGGTCAAAGAGCTTCCCCTGGAAGTAATTACTTCCGCCCAAATATCGGCCAACCTCGAAAGTGACATCTGACAAATCGACCGCAACGGTATTGCTCGGGGTTCCGTCGATCCCGTTTTTATACAGCTTCACATTACCTGCGCCCGGTGCAACCGTGAGCGCAAAATGAAACCACTCGTTAAACTCTACCGTGTTTGATGTATTGACTGACGTGCCATTGTCGAAGAAGTACAAAGCGCCCGGATTTGCGTTAGTGATCGAAATCGAAATAGCATTACCCGCGCCGCTCGTATTTCCTGTGTTTACGATGTAATCATAGGATGCTGACGTTCCTTCTCGTTTAGCCCATCCCATAATGGTGAACGAATCACCGAGCGCGGAGCTTAGTTCTGCGTTTAGGTATTGATTGGATCCGTTGAGTTGGATTGACCCATCACCGCAAAACTTCGGCTCACTCCGAAAACCTACGTCCGCCGTCAAGCCGCGCTTGGGGTACGACCTAGCTATGTCTTTTGGTGGTGCCATCGTTAAGCCATATCCAAGCCGAGTACGTGGCCATAAATCTGGTCCGCGCCATCGTTGGTAATATCGAACGCAATGCGGTCAATGTCACCCGCGCCAGTGCTGAGTGTTGGTGAAATGCCTGAGTCAAACTTAGTACTGGTGAATGTCACGGTCCTTGAACCTGAGCCATCTTGCACAAAGTCCACCACAACGCTCTTGCCTTCACTGGTGCCTGGACCGTTACTGAACGCCAAGGAAGTGACGTTACCGGTCAGAGTAAGCTCTTGGTAATAGCCATTGGCGAAATCAATGGTCAAAGCACCAGAGACATTCGCTTGAAAGAAGTCGCCTTCGCCCATCTTGCCGCCACCGCCAGCAACGGCAGGGACATTAACAACTGTCTGAGTCATCAGTAGCCTCCTTCGACTTCGATGAGCACGACACCGGCAGAAGAGCTTGCTACGGTGTAGTCAATTCGAAACTTCGGCACGTTGTAACTAACAGCAAACGTAACACCGCTGCCTGGCGATACCGCTGGAGTCGATGACGCCTCCTCGGAGGCAACGCCGTCGCTAAAGATACGCATAAGCTTGACTGCGCTAATGTCTGGACCGCTGACATTACGAATTGCTACGGTTACTTCTTTTTTGTGAAATAGCTCAAACTCGGGGCCAGTAACAGACGTTGAGTCGCTCGTTACCTTTTTAACGATTTGCCCTACAGAGCTAGATTGTCCTTCAATTACTGTCGCCATGTCAGGCCTCCATCATTCGCTGTCCGGGGGTCTGGAAGGCGGCTGCCGACTTGCGTAGCTGACCCACTCCCCCCTGTGTCATGTTAACCCCTCCACCTTGTTCTTGGCCAGGGGATGTGTACATTTGTTGATTCATTGCCACGAACTCAGGGGAGACCGTGGACTCCATGCCCGCACCATAAGTTAGCCCCATCTGCACACGGGATGCGTATGGGAGTTCTTTGCGGGCGCGGGTAAATTTATCAAACACCGACTCTGTTACTCTGGAGTAAAGGTCAGGGTAGATTGCCTTAAAGGGGTCTGTCACCTGACTAGTAAGAGTGTTGTTTGCCAAGTGATAGTAGAAAAGCTTCACTGGGTTGTTAATTACCTCTACGGCCACCGCAAAGTTTTGCTTTTGCTCTGGTGTTGGCTCTGGGTCGTATCGATCTAAAAGACCTGGCTCAGCAAGGTCAGGCGTAACTTCTGCAAGATAATTAAATGCCCGAACCGTTGCACCCTGAAGTGGCTCGCTCAGAGCCTCAACACCTGGAGACTTAATGGACTCTACAACACCGGCTAGTCTTTGAGGGTCATCTCTTAGTTCTCTAACGCGCTTAACTGTTTTTTCGTATTTTTCATCATCAGGCACATCACCAGGTTCCGCGATAATTGCACCCGTTGCCCCCAAAACTCGACCAAGAACCGAAGTTCCTCTCACATATTTCTCTGGGGCTTTACCTGCGATAGCGACATTTAGCGCGTAGTCCGCACCCCTATCAATCGCCTGACTGGTCTTTCGAGCCACATTAGACAGAGCAGAAACGGTTTGCATAAACTGCAAAGGCGATGACTTAAGTCGGTTTGCCACCAAGATAGCAGCACCGGCTTGGCTAATTCCTGGGATACCACTTGCGGCGGCTAAGGCAGCAGCGGCATCACTAGCAGAAGTGCCGCCTTGTGCTCTGTACGCCAAGAGCTGCTCGATGTTTTCGTCGGCTGGTTTAGGTACACTGGCCTCCGCAAACTCTTTAACTCTGCCTTTCATCACATCAAGCTGAAGAACTTCTTCTTGAATGTCCGCGAGTCTTTGAGTTACTTCCTCAGGCAGCACAACGTCTTTGTTAACAAAACTCTCTAATGATTCCATTAACTTAGAGTATGATGATGCAATGTTGTCCGCAGCTTCCTGCGATACGCCAAGGCCCTCAAGTGACTTAGCATCAGAGGCCTCATCAAAAAGCTCTGACATGCTTTTGCCTTTGAGCCGCTGTATTTGCTCAATGGACTTTTGATACTCACCAAGGCGGTTTGTTCTGGATCGAGTTCTCTCAATCGCTTCACGGATCTTATTGAGTTTCTTCCGTAGTTCAGGTCTCCCTGCAAGCTCGGTAAACTCAAGAATCTGGTCATCAATAGAAGATAGAAGCGGCTCGATTACATCCGGCATACGGTAGAAGGTAACCGTGTCGCCAATGCCTCTTCTTCGCGTAAAGATTTCATTGCGAAGTTTCTTAATTACTTCCTCAGGCAAAAGGTCATCAAGTTTGCCAACATTTCCAAGCAGCGTTCTGGACGTATCGACAATTCCAAGTCTGGCTTTTTCTAAGGCCGCAGCGCCACCGAATATGTCTTCATCGATATGTAGCTGCTTAAAAAAGTCTTTTGCGGCAATGGCATCTCTCTTCAGACCACCAGGCGTGAAGTCACCCGTAGCTTTTGCGATTTGATTCGGCGCGTACTCTAGTTGCCGCAATACTTTTCGTTGCTTGCGGTAAATCTCCAACAAGTCTGCGTTGGATATAGCGCCTTCTTTTTGAGCCCGGGTTAAAACGTCTCCGTAGAGTTGCCGTGCAGATTCAATCTCTCCAATAGCATCTCGGATAATTTTCTTTGCTTGCTCAGTAATTCGGGGATCACTCAGCATTCGCGTGTATGAATCTAAAGACCTTTGGTAAAAACCCTCTTTGCCGTTGATGGCCTGATTAAGAGCTTTGCCTTGATCTACGGTAGAGAAAACGCGTTGAGCAGCTAAGTCGTCGGCAAACCTTTGATCGATAACTTCATCGATTGTGCTGGCAACCTGATAATCTCCAAGCCGAACCTTGGTATCTCCGAACTCACCAAGAATGCCACGGGCACCGCTGGTTATATCGCCAAGGTCGTCAGCCATGCCTCCAAGGATTTCATCTTGGCCATCTGCAAAAGCTTGCGCCGCCCTTGTCTTTGATTCGTTTAGTTGGGCACTAAGATTGTTTAACGCTTTTGTGTTCTCAGATTTGTTGAGAGCGTTGTACTCTTTGCGAAGGGCTGCAATCTCTTCTTTGAAGTACGCCTTGATTTCGTCGGTGTCCTTGCCGGCAGCTCTCATCTCCTCCGCATACTTCTGCATGTTGTCGATGCGGGCTGCGATGCCTTGAAAGTCTTCTTGAAACCGCAAGACTTTTGACAGCTCATCGGCCATTGCTCGCTGGACGCCAGGGTCATCCGCAGCAATAAACTTAGCAACTGACTCAGAAAACCCATCACCAAATCTATCTACAGAGTCGGAGTAAACCTTTTTAGCGAGCGCATTCGCTCCTTTAATTGTGCCCGCTGCCAGGGTTTTAGCACCAGACAAAACACCACCAACACCTGCGCCAAGCATCAGGCCATCAGGTATTTGAGCAGCACCATAGCTTAAAAGTTCTTCAGCGGTGGCATTAGGATTCTCAAGGAATTTATCTGCCATTCCGTAGGTAGCAGAAGCAACACCGCCCTCTACAGCACCGGCAATAGCCAATGGGGCGACTGACCTAGTAGCCTTCCCGACTAACCCTTCGCCTGCGACTTTGGCAATCGGGGCAGCCGCAGCTTTCTCCGCAGCACGGGCAACCATACCGGCGGGGGTCTTTCTTGCGAGAGCAGCAACGCCACCTCTAGCCGCAGCACCAGCGCCACCACTAAGGATCGCAGAAGCAACACTAGTACCAATGTCACCGGTATAATACGCGCCAGGGAATGCTTCTTTTGCCGCTGCAAGTTCTATTGGGTCCATGGCCAACTGGCCTAGTCCCAAAGTAGCACCAGAAACAGCACCACGGCCCAAAGCCTCTAATCTGCCGAGTACGGGGCTTTCCTGAAGATCTACGGCCTCAGCCAAAACGTCCGCTTCATATTGGCTAATTTGCCGATATGCAGGATCGTCTCGAAATCGGACAATGACGTCAGCTTGACTCAACGGCACCGCATAGGGCTTACCGTCTTTCTCAAAGTATGCCGTTTTCTGTGCCGGTGATTCTGCCATCATCTACCTTCGTACTCTAGTTCTGACCATTCTTTCTCATTATATCCTGGTGGAACATAGTCACCGTCAGCGGTCATCACATAGCCAAACTGATCTTTCATATACTCTTCAGCAATTTGATTTGCCCGGTCAAAGTCAGCTCCTTCAACAATTGCGCTATTATAGACAAGGGCTGCGCTTGCTTTGTTCTGTAAGTACTCAAGGTAACTCTCAAGCCTTTCAACTGTTGTATTTGGTTCAGCAAGAAGATCTCGGAACACCTTAACATCCTTATCCGAAATCGACGACGCCGATTGGCCTTGAGATGCTTGGCCAAAAGCGACTGCGTTAATTTTGGTGTAAAAATCTTTAAGAGCTTGAATTCTTGGTGACGCACTGGTCAATCCAGCTTCAGTTAAAGCTCCTAATGTGGTGTCGGTTGGATTAGAAATAAATTTTCTCATCAGCTTGTCTGTGACTGAGTTGTCAGTTTCAGATTGCTTTAATAAAGCACGTGCTGCCTTTAACTCACCCACCAACTTACCTGACTCAGAAATCTTACCCGCAGACAATCGTCGCGTTGTTTCACCGGTGGCAGCTTTCTGGCTAACCCTTGCATTAAATATTGATTGCTGGAACTGAGCATTTGCTTGAGCTTCCTGATTTTTAATCTGAGCCCTAAGATTTTCTGCTTGCTGAGATGCTCCAACTGAATCAAGCGCCACGTCCATAGTCACCCTGGCTTGATCCATAAGCGCACGCTTGGTGTTTGCAAACGCGGTCTCTGCATTGCCAAGAGCTTGCATAGATCTCGCATAAGCGTTCTCTGATAGATTCACCTTATCGCGCAGTCTGTTGTATTCGTCTTGTTGCCGCTTGGCCTCTCGATCAATCGCCTGATTGATAAGGTCTAAGCCAACGTTTCTGCCTTGCCCGCCTCGAAAACCACGGGCTGCTTCACCAAGTGCGATGGCAATGCCTGCAAAAATCTTTGATGATAGATTTGAGTAAGGGCCTTCTTTGCTTGGCTTGTAGCCCTCTAAGGCTTTATTTGCAGCCTCAAAGTCTTCTTGAGTTTCTTGCTCAATCTCTCTTGCGCGTCGAAGCCTGTCTGACTCCTGCATCTGTTCTACGCGTTGACGCTCGGCTTGGTATGTGTCAATTGCCGCCTGTCTCTGAGGCGTCAAGTCTTCAGGCAAAACAAAGCGAGCCGCTGAAGGTGCGCGAATACCAAGACTCGCTAATCCTTCTGTTCGGGGGCCTACTCTTTGCCGAACATACTCAGCCGCACTAATTTGATCAGAGCGAGGACCTTCGGTTGAAACACCAGATAGGTCTACTATTTCGGTGTCGGTCTGAGTCGGCTGAGTTGGCATTGAAGCGCCTCTCATTGAAGCCGGAAGAGGCGCTTGCGCGATACCAAGAATTCTTTGAACGGAAGCCGGGAGGGCAACCGGTTTTAATGGTTGATTTGATGGAACTAAATTAGGGTCAACCGTGGCGTAAAGATCTCCATAGGGACTAGCACTCTGAGCTGCAGGCTGTTGACCCGTGGGCGTAAAAGCTTGAGCTGCTCTCTTGTTATCAGCCCTTTCTCGGGCCTCACGCTCTGCTTTAAGTATATCGGCGATTGACATCACTTACCCTCCAACTTCTTGAGGCGATCGTTAAGGTTCGCCATGCCCGCAAGCAACTTACCGAAACCTTCAGGGATAGTCTTCACGCCATCGACTTCTTTGACCATTTCTTCCGGCATGTCTTGAGCCATTACACCGTAGTCGCGCTCCCCATCAATATCGTACTCTTTGGCAGAGAGAGCGTCTAGCATCTTGCGAGTCTTTGGATTTCCATCCTTAATGTTAGACTTCATATCTTCATCAGATATTTCCTGACCGAGTGCCCCGCCAAGCTGGCCACCGGCCGCCATGGTTGCAGCACCTACGGCTGGACCACCAAAGAAACCAAGTGCCCCGATAGCTGAGCCAAGAGCACTACCGATGCCTCCACTAAACATTCGATCACGCTCTTCTTCCGCTGCTTTTCGAGCTTGTGCCTCTTGGTACTGTTGAATTTCACCCTGAGTCTGTAATTGCTGCATCATCTCGTCAGTCTGACGAAGACGCGCTAAATCCGCTGCTCCTGCCTGTGCTGCCGCTTGCGCCCCACCAGCACCTACCGCTCTTTGCGCTGCTTGTTGAGTTGCTCCAGCAAACGGGCCACGGGCCGCTGCACCAACGCCCATTTGCGCCCCGGCAAGTTCGCGTTGCTGCCGCATAATGTCCTGAGCAGCTTGGCTCCTGCGCTCGCGGGTTCTAAGACCACGGGCCTCCTCGCCTAGACCAACAAACTGATCTATTTGAGGACCGCGCAAACCAGCGTCTTCTGCTCTGCTTGTGAGCCGACCTTGTGACTCACCAAGGCGTTCACGTCTCTGCGCCCTATATGTTTCTTTCAGTGAATCTATTGCTTCTTGTGTGGGCAATCCGAATGACATCTTCACATACCCCCAAATCTTACACCGGCCTGAATTGTACCTATCAGGTCTTCGTAAATTTTCTGTTGCCTCTGCATGTCTCGGGCAACTTTCGTGCTCAAGTCATCGCTGATTGTAGCGTTGTTAAGTATGAACTCTAAAGACTCTTGCTTTTGAGCAAGGTCCGCAAGGTTGCCGTAATAATTAGCCACGTCGTCAGGAGTAGCTGTTCCAGAACGATACTTATCAAGAAAAGTATTTAACTTTAAAAGGCCTTCATCCCCACCTTTAAGATTCATTTCTAACGCTGCTCTTGCAGACTGTTCGTAAGGCGTCATTCTTTGTCGCGTAGGAGCGACCGCTGCATCAAAACCAGAAACTACACCAGATGGCCCTAGCGTCGCGGAATCATCAAGACGTGTAGAGCCAATGTCTGCTGCTAAAGGAGTGACCATATCCATTCCTTCAAAAGCCTGATTGCCAAGCTCAGGATTAAACTCTCTTTCGAAACGTCTTGCCTCCGCTGCGTTAAAAACACTCCTAGCTAACGCCTCTTGCTCCATCGCTCTTTTGGCGGCATCTTGCTGCCCCATTTCAGAGCCAGCGTACAATCGCTGAAGCGTATCTTCGCCAGGATCATAGTTTGGATTTGCGTTTAGGAAGTCGACCGCACCTTGAGCGCCGCCCTCTGCCTCGGCAGCCTTCAAGCCCTCAGCTAAAGCATTTTGCTCTGCAAGGTAACTAGCACCTTGTGCCGCTAATGTGCTTGCAGCACCAAGGCCCGCCTGAAGCATGCCGCCGATTCTTTGAGTACCCCTTTGATAGTCCTGAATGCGCTTTTGAGCCTCACCAGCCGCAACAACATCACCAAGTCTTTTACGACGAGCAAAATCAGCTTGTGATTGCTGCGCCTCTCGGGCTTTCGCTTGCTGAGCTGCACCGCCAAGAATTTGCTGGGCCATGCGTCCACGCTGGATCTCATCAACAGTGCCGGTAGCTTGCTGCCTTGCCAGTTCTTCGGCAGCCTGCGCTGCGATAAGTTGAGCTTCTGGTTCCATGATTGCTCCTTACGCTGGGGCGATGGTTTGTGCCGATGGCAGCTTAAAGGTTCCTGGGCGAGCACCAATTTCAAGAGCTAAACCATTAAGAGCGATACCTGAGTTAGCCCCTGTAACAGTAAGTTTTACCTGAACGGCTTTGCATTTTTGATTAGACAAATGAACACGAAGATTCTCTGGGGCATTTGGCATTGCGGCCAAGTTATGTTGCTCTGTAAATCCTTTGTAGTCAAAAGCTAACTGAACAGACAACGCTACAGTGCCCGAGTCCTTGGTGGTGTATAGAACCATTGCCCGGTAAACTCTTTGAGCACCCTGAATTCCGTTAATGCTAATCGGCATAAACGAGACATCCATATTGTACGCAGATGTTGTTGTAACACCTGAATCAAGTTGGGTTGTCGTATCTTGATACGACGTGCTTGACTGCCTTCGTATCGGGGAGTCATCTGATAGGATGTAATGGCTATCATCTGCGCTTCCACCAGTGGCGCTGTAATTGATTTGGTCAACAATGTGCTCGCCAAGGGTCCATTCGCTCCATTGTTTGTAGAACGTATTAAAGCAACAAATCTTAGAGTTTCCGGAAGTTGGCTGTATCAAAAAGCGAATTTCGTTATTATGATCAAACAAATCAATACTTTTAACAACGCCCTCTAGGACTGTATCCTCAACCGCCGCACCTATATATTGGATTTGACCATTGGTACCGACCAAGTAAATCCCCCGGTCAGACATGTAGAATGTGCCGAACGCATGAGAGAAATGCGCACTGCCAGGGACAGCACCTTGCCCATTACCAAGCAGGCTTGGTTGACTAAAACCACCTTGACCAATGGAGTTGGGCCCATCACCGCTAACGGCAAACACCGAGTCCCTAGTAAACAAGCATAAGAAGTTTGGATTTGATTCAATGCCAGCTATATCTGAAGCATCACCCGGAACATCAATAACAAACTGCGGGACAGGAAAACCGGCGGCAAAGCCTTGCTGAAGCGGTTTAGAGAAACGAACAAACTCAGTGGGCGTTGCCAAGAAAACTCGACCACGGTGCTCAATAACATCAGTGATAGATCCCGGCTGATAGTTATCAAGGACGCCACCAGTAGTGTAGATTACCGGCGCTGCATCAAACACGTCCTGAACTTCACCAAAATCATAAAATGTAAAGTCTCTTTGAGAGGCATCCAAGATACCCGTTTTTACCTTCTTGAGCAAAACACCATCGCCAGACGGAGTAGTTCGATACATTGTAACTCGTATCGATCCTCGCTTTAAGCTTGCATCGCAAGCATAAACTTTAGCGCACACCGCACCTTTATCCGAGGTTGTATCAACTTGAACCTGCGGGGTTGTGACCGACTCGTGAATATTATTTAGAGAATCAACAAACTCATATACAAATGAATAAGTGTATGTTTTCGCCGATCCTAAATTAGAAGCAAAATTTGTCGCAATTGGGGTAAGAGTGCGAACCTCTGGGTATTCATAAAACCCATTCTCCACCAAAGTATTGCCATCATAGGCGCAAAGAACCCCTCCGCCAATAAGTAGCTGATTGCCGATATCTACCGCAGGCAAAGATCTTGCCGGAAGAGGGTCTAGCTCAGTCACGCCAACCGAATAAAACTGATCGCTCCCAATCTCACTTGCCAACTCGCTATCATCTGAATCAGTATATGTATTGCCATCAGCCGTTAACACATTAGAGCCAAACAGAAAGCCTGTAGATATTTTGCCGTAACCACTAGGGGATATTCTTTGAACGCGCGAAACTCCATCAAACATGCGAATGTAGTTTCTATAAGCACTTTCATAATCAGAGCCATAATTCAAAGATGACGTGCCGCTTGGGGTGCAGGCAAGCAATCTACCCTCTGTATCAATCAAAGCGTTAAAAGAGTTGAAGCTGCCTGTATTTCCATTGGTTCGAGAGATGTTCACATAGGTTTTAAGCCCAACCCCTGTAGCATCAGCTTTTAGGCTAGTTGAGACATAATCACGAAAACTATCCGAAATAAGAGATGCGTTTTTGCATATTGAAACAGGGGCATTTGGTGCAACCGCTGCATCATGATCACCATCGATATAAAAAACTTCGTGATTCTTTGTCCTAATTAACTCATTGCCTTCATCAAGTGTAAGAGAAACAGTTATAGATAAGCTTCCCCCGATAAAGTTTACAATCGCTGCATCGATTGTAGCACTATCACCGGCAATAAAACCTGAGCCCGGCTCAATGACAGATACGTTGACAGGGTCTCCAGACTGAAATTGCTGCACATACAAAACGCATTCTGAAGCCATCTCAGCGGCAAGTATAGCGCCACTAAGAGTTGAATCTGGCAAGACCCTTACCAAACCCTCTTTCTTAGCTCCATTAGAAACGCTCGATACCGCAACCGTTTTTATGCCGCCAAACTCTGTAGAGCTTCGCTCGAAAAAAGAAGACCCTCCCCCGTTGCTTAACATTGTTGGGTTAGATGCGGTCCCTGTAAACGCTGCATGAGACGAGGTTGTTAAAAATACATCAGAGCTATCTGCGGCAATTAGGCTTTGAGTTCCATTTATTAAAAATCTATACTTTAAATTGTTATGCGTAATCGGGGCAGCGGTCCCAGAAGCAGTAATACCCGCGTTAAAAAACCGGTAGACCACCTCGGTCTCATAAGATTTTCCGCCACTAGTAAGTTTTCTTGTAAACCCCACCATCAAAGGAAACTGAGCGCCTGATAATACGCCTTCTGGATCACTATATGTAAGAGCTATCCCAAGAAAATTGCCCGCACCATAACCGATTGCGTAAGTAGATACCGCTGTGGTTGTTGCTGAGCCACTAAGGTCGGCGTTAGCAACAGTTGCGTCTTTCTCGGTGTCTGCATCCCAATTTGAAGCAAAGTTAGAAAATGTATATTTTGCTATAATAATTTCATCTGTGGTAAAATTTACAGCCCCGCTATTGTCGTAATATGCGACATACAAGGTAGCACCATCGGTGCTTATCGTCGCTCCAATGCTTGGCACATTAAAGTGAATCTCAATGTTTGCACTGCTACTAGTTCTCAAAGTCGCAGCGGTTGTACCGGTTAAAACAGGAGGCGTTGAACCAGCGAAGTTAAACTCTCTTGATTTAATTGTGGGCAATGCGCCGGTACTATTTGCGTTGCTATACACCAAGTAAATTTTGTTATTGCTTGCTTCAAACATATGCAGCGAAGGAATACATGCCACTTCTTGCCAAAATGCATCTGTACCCGAAGCACCAGACCGGCTAAAGCTTTCAATCTCAGTAGGCGCACGATAGAAAGATCCGCTCGAAACTTCGCGAACCGCCATCATAATCTGAATAGTGTCGCCAGAAGCCGCTCTAGATGGCTTCACTTGAACCCATGAAAGTATGTCGTAATCAACGCTATCTAATGTTTTACGGACAACATTAACGCGACCAACTTTTTTGTTAGATGGAGTAAAAGCTGATTTGTTCGAGTAAGTGCAATCAAGAAGAAACTCAATCGGCTTCATGTTGCTGGTGCCAACTTTATTATACAGCATTTGGCCATCTGCCATCAAAAGCGAATCTTTAAACTTGTGAAGCATTACACCTTTTTTAGTGTTGGTGCTTGACGGAACAAGGCCACCAAATGGGCTGCTTTGATCACCAACGGTGCCTGAAGAACTGCGAAAATTGTCAAAACCATTGCGCTTCACAATCTCACCGGTCTTCTCAAAAATTACATCTTTCGCCTCCTGAACTGAACCAGGCTCAGACGCAGGCAAAGAAGTCTTTTCGTCAGACCCCTTGAGTATTGGAAACGATATGGTTTGCTTCTTCAAAGCCATTAAAACACCCAAAAGGTTACGGTTACATCAGCAGAGCATCTGACTTTAAATTCCCTAGATAGATTACCACCTGCGCCAGTAGCATCAAATACAACCGAATTGGCGCTCAGCCTAACTGGTATATAACCTGTTATCGGGCGATTTAGCGAATGGCCAATGACATTATCCTGTCCTGACCTAAGATCAATATCCTCAATCAGAACACCGTCGGTTATATCGCTATCGGTAACGGAATCCGCAAAACGTTGAATATCGCTTTGCATACCAAGCAAGGGGCCAGGCAAATGAAAGCGGCTAACAAATTTGCGAGCCATGCGTCACCCCCTTAGTAGCGAAGAATAAAGTCGTCTCTGAACCGACCTTTGCGAACATCGCGAATAGCGAATGATCCACTAACATCACGCGGGGAGATGGCCCGAATAATACGACTAGCAAGTTGCTGACGCTCACGCTCAAGAGCAGAAATGTCAGACTCCTCTTTCATAAGCATACGGATTGCTGTCGCTACAACCACATATTCATCATACCCAGGTATTACGTTCGTAATTGACGTAACGCCTGAGCCGTCGAACTGAGTGGCTACAGGAACATAAAACAATGTAATTGTTCCGGACGTTGAGTTGTTGGGAATAAGCTTAATCTTAGTCCCTTCAACCTTATACATTGGCTCGGCCAATCGATCGATGACGGCATAAGGCGTATTGTAGACGTTGCGCTCAGAAAAGGAGTAAGCCCTGAGTGTCGACGTGATCCCCCCGGACTCATAATCAACACCCAAGGCCTTATAAAACTCGCCGCCGCCGTCAGAGGACGTAGGCAGATTTTCACCTGCCGCCGCTAACGGAGCGGTATAGGTTTTTGTAGACACGAAATAGTCTTCGTAGCTTTTGACCATAAAGTCATGAAGCTCAGAGATGCTTGAATTCAAGTAATCTCTTATCTCTTCATCTGTTACGAAGGTGCTATTTACCATGTCGGCGCGGCGACGCGCACGAGTTCTTAAATCAGATTCAGTGAACGTCGCCATACCCCACTCCTTACATGCGCATGTCTATGAAGTCATTCAGAGCTTCAACGAGTGCTGACCCGTCATCGCCCTTCATGGCATCTATCATGCGCTTGCCCGCATCATCCATAGCCTTATCATAGTCTTCATCTTCAGAAGCCTCGGCATCCTTGCCTTTGGCTTTCTCAAGAATCATGACCGCAAGGCCTTTGCCTTTGCCCTTGCCCTTCATCAGCGTGTCACGCTGCTGTTCTTGAGGTCAAAGACCAAGAACAAAGTTGAGCCGTTTGATGGATCAGTTGCAGATGCACCAGTCAAAGTTAAAACTTGAACTGTGCCGGAAGCGACAGCATCTACTTGGATTTGCACGCGAATATCTTCGCCCGCTGCATCCAAAAGTTTACCGTCAGCCCAAAGCAACTTATTGTAATTATCGGTGATGCTTGAATCACCGAAAGTTACAGTGTAGTCACCCGCACTATTCCGACCAATACTCTTAATTCCGAGGCTATTGTCAGAGACAAGTGTTGGCGCTCCTGAAGCGCCAATAGTTGCCTTGCAATAAAGTCTTTTAACTTCCCGATCATACGCCTGAAAGTTTTGGAATCTTCTGTTAGCCATAACTTGCCTCCTTAGCTTACTTCGCCATCCAGGAGATAGAGGCAAAAGCTGAAATCGTCGCCGTTTGGAACGTCTGTTGGGGTGCCTGTGCTACCAACAACGCAGGTAATATCAACAATTGCTGTTGCTGCAGCTACATCTTCATTAGTAACCAGAATTGCATACTCAGCTGTGCCTCCACCAAGATCATAGTGCATGGTGCTTGCATGAAGGAGACCAGTGTAAGACTTATCGAGAGTAATCCGATAAACACCAGTGCCAGTCCGAGCGATTGACCAACCAAGGCCAAACTTTGTGCTTACTGCACCAGAGCCGTCTGTTACATCAAGACGCCCCGCAACAACTTTTACGTCGCGGTTAGCGCACTCTAAATCAAAAAATGATTGACTTGCCATTGTACTAATCTCCTTATGCTAGCTTAACGCGAGCGTTGTAGCCAGGTGCGGTGCAGCCAATGTTTCCGTAGAAACCAACTCGAACTTCGTAAGCGTCCGCAGATGCTTCACGAAGCATACGGTTGCCATCAAGGTCAAGAATGTGCGGTGCATCGCCAAGACTGTTTAAAGTCCAAGTATCCATCTGAAGCAAGTACGCAACATCAGGAGTGCAGTTTTGGTCAGCAACAATCTGAATCGGGCCTTTTGGTCCGATGATAGTAAGTGACTGAAAGCCGATATCAGCGTCGTCGCTGCTTACTTTGTCGTAAACAACCTTTGAGCCAAGAGCTTTCTCAAGGTTTGCAAAGTTTGCAAAGTTCATAAAGCAGTGGCTAGGTGATCCACCTTCGCGAGCGAGGCGGCTAGCTGCACCGATAAGTGCTTCTTCGATTGGCTGAGCAGAACCATCGAAACGGATACCACCAAGTCGAGTCGCATCTTTGCTTCGGTCTTGACTAAAGAAAAGAGTTGCCGATGGTGATGTTGCCGGAAGCCATGCTTCGAGACCAGAGATCTTCTTAGCAGAACCACCGTTTTGCGCATCGCCACGTTGAAAAAGAGTGTCGCCGTTAGTAAACGCGCCAGCGTTATCTACGGTGAAAGTGCCTAGGTCACGGTCAACAGTTTGAACAACCATGGTTGTACCTGCGCGAATCGCACCGGTTGCTGTTGCCGAGCAGTTAAGCTCCATGCCAACTTCGATGTTGGTGATTTGATCAGGCTTGAGCATGGTCAAAGTGGTGCCCGCTACGTTAGCAGCTCCAAGTGAACCAGAGCCATCGGCATACATAGAAACCGCAAGAGATCGAGTAAGCGACTGGATAGCGCCGTCGATTTCAAGAGTTGCATACTTCAAGAACGCATCTGCTGCGCCTTCAGTAGCCTTGATGGTTTCGCCGGTGATGCTAGCGAAAGAGTAGTCCTTAACACGGGTAAGAACGAACCGTGCAAGCTCAGTTGCAGTGTTCAGGCCTTGACCGGTTGAGAAGTCAGCAGAGCGTCGGTTTGCGATACCGTACTGAACTGGAACAGGCATGTTCTCACCGCCGAACCGCTCATACTTAGGCATAAGAGCGAGCAGTGGGTTGTCCTTGTAGACCATGTTTTTGACGGTAAGGGCTTTATAATGCTCCTTTAACGCCTGGGTAACATTATCGAGATTTAATGAAGTTGCCATAACTTACTCCTTATCGGAGCAAGTTTATCTTACTCCGAGCGAAACAGACTGGACCCGTACTTATCGACCAACACATCTATAGATTGTTGGCGACTAAGCTTTCCGGGCTTATCCCCTGGCGCACGCTGCACCTGAGAATTTGTTAATGTTTTTGGTGGCGTTTTTTCGGAAGCCTGAGCTTCTTCTTTTGCTTGCCCCGCCTCGGGCTCTGTTTTCGCTGGAGCATATCGCTCTTTGAGTCGCTGCTCTAGTTTCGGCACTGCGAGATACTTTTCTGCTTCAGCCTCGTAGTAGTCCTCAACCATTTTAGCCGCATCGTCGTAGCTCATAACGTCTTGCGTGCTGTTGTAGTGCTCTTGCATTACTTCAGCGACGACGTGATAGGCGTTATTTGCCTTAACGAAGTCGAACTCACTTGTATTCTCCACGAAAGTTTTGATCTCGTCAACAAATGTCGAGTAAGTGTCTTGATACTTCTTCGCCTCTTGTTGTTTTTGAAGCTCTGCTCGCTCCGATTTCATGGAATCAATCTCATCGCGAAGGCGCTTCATCTCCCCGGCCATCTTCTGCTCAGGGGTAATCTCGCCATCTTGCAGGACTTGTCGGCTAAGGGCTTCGTAATCTAGCCCTAGTTTCTGCATGACCTCGTAAGGGTTCTCACGCGCAAGCTTCTGTAGGTCATCATAAGACGAGACCGTACTTTTACGTGCATCTAGGTCTTGCTGAACGCGCTTCATTTCGTCGCGCTCTTGGCGTAGCTTTTTCTGCTCGCGAGCTAGTTGAGCAAATCTTCGAGAGAACGGGTCGGGCGCTGGTTCCGGGGGAGATCCTGCATCGCTGCTCTCCACTCCATCGTTATTATCATCCGCTCCAGCTGTTTCATGTGAAACACCGTCTCCTCCAGAGGGTCCTCCATCAACTCCTCCAGGAGATTCTCCCATATCAAGAACTGGTTGAACCTCTGCTTCTGCAACTTGACCCTCTTCAGTCATATAACTCTCCTTAAACTGGCACACCTTCCATCGCGGCACCAGTTACTTGCGGGGCTGGCAATTCTGCTTCTGCCAACACATCAATGGCTTCCTTCGGCGGAGTCGCCGTAGGCGTTAGTTCGGTAGGTAGCGGACCACCGGCAACTGGGGTTTGACCTCCTGGCATGGCAGCGACAGGCGGTGCCGGTGGCTGAAGCAACTTAAAGCACTCCTGCATATAACGTCTCATGAGGTCTAAACGGTCTTCAGGGGCACCGTTTATCTTGGCCTCGATATATGCCCGCTGAAAGTACTGTAGGTGAAGCTGAAGATTGGAGAAAGGCTCTGGTGGATGGTACTTGCCCTTTTCCAGAATCTCTTCGACGAGCATTTCTGCTTCTTCCATTGGTGCTGTCGCCAACTTGTTGAACTGCTCGATATCAGGGAAATCCAGAAGACTGCGAGTCTCCGTCTTATCAATCAAGCCTGCTTGCGCCATCTCGATGACGGTCTGCAAACGTGCGGCTGGCGTGGTCGGGAGAAGACTCGCCGGATAAACTTTCATTCGGTACTGGTCTTCACGCAGGTCAATGTCAGACCATTTGATTTTCTCAATGTCTTTGTCGCCGTACGAAATAACTTCGTAAGTCTTACCTTGCTCAGATACGTCTTTGGCTAGGTCAATCATCTGCTTCGCTATTTCAAGAAACGCAGACTCATACGCCTGGCCAACGATTACAAAACGCTCAGTTTCGATATCGCTATACTCACGCAGAGCAACGCCAGACTCTAGGCCCGCAGGCTTGAGACTTGTTGCGGATAGCTGGCTGATACCAGAGATCTCATACGCACGGTTGTAGAGTCGGTCGAGG